AAGTAAAAAAGCGTATTACACTAATATGTTGTTGACTAATTTTTTATAAGTCATGGTCTTGTCATAACTTATATGGTTTGTAATTTTTCAGTATTTAATACTTCTTGTTTTTTCATTCTATAATTTTTAATTGTTCGTAATTTAAAAATTCTGTTTTACCATCTTCAAACTGTACCTTGTATTTTCCATAAAGCCAATAATCAGGCATTTTTGCAATTATAATTCCTGTCTTTCCGTTGTATTTTACTTTGTCGTTTATTCTCATGTTGGAAAACTAAATCCGGGTGCTACGTTTGAAAGTGTGTTATCGTATGCACAACACCCGGCGGTTGTTAAAGCTGCCCATTCTGCGTTTGTAAAATAGTTGGCGGGGTCGGCTCCGTGCCAAGGGATAATTGAGCCATCACGGTATAGGGTTTCGGCAAGGTTGCAGGCAAGCCAAACCTGACTTCCTATCTTTACTGCTAAGTAAGTTTTACCATCGTTACCTATATAATTATCAACATAAGTCCCATCTAATAACGCAAGTTCTTCTGAGGTTGCTGGTCTTACAAGGCGAATAGAGTTTCCATTACATTTAAAAGTAATAGCAACATAAAAATAGTCCGTTGTTGCTTCTACATAAAATAATATATTATAAGTATCAACACCATCTTCACAGATAAAATGTGCTGTTTGTTTTATCTGTTCAAAGCCAATATTAGTTCTAAATCCACTCCCACGTGCATTAAATCCAAGTTCATTAGTATGTGCAATTGGAGGGGAACAATACCAATGATAATCTTCTCCGCAACCTACCTCTTTATATTTCTCACTTCCTGTTGGATAATATCCTTCCTCATCATCATATATTGCTCCCGTATAACTTCCAAGAATCATTGCTTCTGCTAATGTTGGCACATGCCATCCTTCAGCAGCAATATTCCTTACATCAGTAGCAGCATACCAATTATAAAGGTATCCATACTCCACACAACTTTCCAGAACTGTAGTAGTAGTAGTGGTAGTAGAAATAGGTTCATACGTTGTAGTTGTTGTCGTAGTTGGTGGAACAGTGGTTGTTGTAGTTGTTGTTGGAGCTACTGTTGTGGTAGTAGTGGTAGTGACATCTTCACAAACTACATCAACAAGATAGGCATCTATCGGACAAACTGTTGTTGTGGTAGTAGTGATTGTACCCCATTCTATATCAATCACTTCAAACTCTACAGGCTCGCAAGTAGTTGTAGTGGTGGTAGTTGGTGGAACAGTGGTTGATGTTGTACTTGTTGTAGGACATACTTCTGTAACATCACCTTCCAAGTTACAATCGTATGCAGTAGTAGTGGTGGTAGTAGTTGTAGGTTCTACAGTTGTAGATGTGGTTGTGGTGGTTACTTCACAAGTATATACTTCAGTGATGATACAATCCTCTACATGGAATACATATCCGTAGAACATACTCTCATCAGTAAAATACCATCCATCAGGTACACATTCACAATCATTTGTACCATTGTAAAGGAATAAATGAGCACCAATATAAATATCTGTGGTTTCAGCATAAATATTAGTACGTGTAACAGATGGGTTATCTTCAAGCCAATGCATTGTATCACATGCTACATATTTATCTACAGTTGAATCAAATGGTATTCCTTCACTTATAAACCCTGTTATGAGAGAATATGTATTCAAATCATTTGGTCTTATACATTCTGTAGTAGTAGTTGTTGTAGATACATAACAAACCTCTTCGATTGTGCCTTCCAAGTCACAAGCTGTTGATAATGTTGTGGTAGTAGTGGTGGATATGATAGTGGTAGATGTTGTGGTGGTAGTTGGTAAACAGCAACAACCGCCTTCGATCAGACAATCTAACTCATATCCCTCTGCAACACAATACCCATATATTGTACAATCTATCAGAGATGGTATTTCAGAAGCTATAAAATCGAAATCACCACAACAGTTATTTAGTCCTGAATAGAAAAAATTATTCTCAGCTATATAAAAATTTGGTAAATATGAATGAAAAGATACCCAACTCTTTGTATTGAAGTTGAAAGAAAGAGTCCACGATTTATCTTTAAAATATGCAGGGTCTCCCAGTTGTATAGGTATCTTTATCTTTGCCATTAATCAATATCTAATTCGTAATAATAACTACCTGTCTCACTATCATATTTTACATTCTCATTTATAGGTTCATAGTCAAGTTTTGTAATAATAAATCTGTTAAACTTGCTATCATACACAGCATGTAATCCTGCACCATTGAAATGATTGTCTGTATCAGCTTCAGGAAAATGATCCAATATTTTGAAAGGCAGATGGTCTTTAAAGAATCTGTTCATTCCTGAACCAAATCCTGATAAGGTTGTAGCTGATGTACCTTGTATGAGAAATATATCACCTCTCTTGGCATCAACTGTTACCTGACCTTCGGGTACTTTCAATAACATTTTGTTTTGACTTCCTACATACCCTAAATCCGTATCTGCAAAATCTATTGGAGGAGCACCTTTGAATAGCTGTTGATTACCAAGATATGCTGCTTGTGGATTACTTGTATCTAATGTGAGAAGGTTATTGTACAACAATGTTTTATTTTCAAACCTTGCAAGGATTGCTCTATTCTGTATACCATCAAGAGATACAAGATCTCCATAGTTCTGAGGAAAGTCAAAATAAGAGATTGCTCTGTATATTCTCCAGTTATTTATACGATTATCACTGTCTGTACTTTGTAAATCTGAATATACAGCTCTGAATGGGTAATTCGTAAAACATAAATCTTCTTCCCAATCAGCAGGTAGATGTGAAAAATAATTCTCTTTATTTTGTTTGGAATATGTATTATTGTAATAATAGGTATTGTCATTAGCAATTGATACATTTCTTTCCTGTAACCAATCATCAGGAATACTTGAACTTACATGAGGCCAGAAATCTCCTTCTTTATTATTAAATGCCTGACGTAAATCTACATTATACGAACTTTCACAATAGAAATTAGGAATACCATAAGCAAACAGATAAAAATATCCATCATAATAAGTTCTCTCACTATCCTCTTCATTTATAGTATCTTCAAATACATAAGTTGTCGTTGTACTGGTAACTGATGTATATTCTATTTCATTGGGACAGTCAAAATTATGAGCCTTGTATGAAATAAAATTTACAAGAGTACTTATTGTATTATCTGTACTTTCTTCTGGAATTACATAGTTACTGAGAACCGACCTTGCTGAATGCCAGTATTTAGGATATCCTATATTACCGATTTCATCATAGAATATATCACTATCATCAGCAGCACCGACCCTATTATCAATAAAGAATGGAAGTTTTGTTTTAAATGCGAATCTGTTGATATACGTATCTCCTCCAAAAATAACATCTCTCTCACTTTTTCCAAAAATATGCTCAAATCCTGTACTAACTGTTTCATATGAATAAATTTGTCCCCATTGGTTTATAAAATCTTTTTTTAATGAAGCGTAATAGGAAACCACTTCAATATCTTTGTCTGCTCCGGGATTATTACAACTTCCAGCTTCAGATATAGTAAATCTTGATCTCTCTGTCAACATGCTTGTATCTCCCAATAGCATGTTAGGGCTTCTATCAGGAAAAGGAAGTTGTTCTTTATTCTCATCTGTCTTTAAATATACACTACTTTCTCTCTGCCAGTTATTGATTTCCAAATCATCATCAACTGATACAACAGATGGAACTATATATCGTGCTATATCCAGATTACGCTGTTTAACCCCCATATCATTAGGAACAGCTTGTGAATAGTCATAACTTGCAATAGAATTAAATGAATATGCATAATTTCTACGAGTAATACCATTTATGTATATAGCAAGGTACGCCTGATATGCAGCAAACATAGCTTGGACATTGAAGTCAGTTGTTATGTTTGCAATGGCAGCAGAACTATCTAAAGCACGTTGTTGTGCTTCCTTACTTATTAATCTATACTTAGCATTATCTCTCACCTCTGTAAAGTGAGCTTTTCCCTTACCGAATACTACACTTTCAAGTTTTAGGATGTCTCCCAAGAAAGGTTTTCCAAACGATGTTTCAGGAGAATTAAATACTTGTCTTCGTGTATCTATAGGAGAAGGTAAAGGTTCAGGATTTACACAATTTGAGTTTTCTATAGAAGAACTTTTATATTCAATAAGAACAACTGTATTAGCAAAACAAGGAAACCCTCTTTCACCACAACCTTCAATACACTCAGGAACAGTACCTCTAACCACATTCACATCAAAATCACCAGCTCCTATTCCAAGAGTACCACCTTCAACCCATTTTTCTATAATACCATCTGTTATATGCTCATACCTAACTCTCCACCCATTACATAACATATTACCATTGTCAGGATAGTAAGCTATTCTATAAGTATCATAGTTCATATACGTTACTGTACCATTTCCTTTTGTTATAGTAGGTTTGCCTATTGCACATATTCGTTCTTCTGTGAGTTCTTTATATATTTTTGTCTTTACCTTGTTAGTGTTACAGTCAATGTAACTGACCTCTGCGATATCTTCCTTGATATTGGAATCATATACTAATCCTGTAATCTTAACTATGAATTGATCACATTCGTCATTATATGCATTGTTAGTAGAATTGATAAATACATCTGGATTTAAGTCATTATAAGGATAGTTTGGAAAATAATATTTTCTCTCATCTCTTTCATATTTATTGACATTTCTGAGAATACCTTTCGCTACAATAGATTTATTTGTGCTTCTGTCTCCTCTTAATATCCTAAACCCAACTATTTCATCCTTTTGTTCTCTTGTAAGATTTGATGATTCTATAAGTGCTCTTACCTGATTAGGGTTTATTTTAACACCAATGGGAAACACAGCATCATTTCCCATTACCATAGAACTCTTGCTGACAAATACCTTAGACTCAAATATAGGACTAACCAGCACATCAGGAAATTTATGATGCCTTATCTTCTGTCCTGCAAGTTCTCCCCATACATTTGAGTTACATGGATATTCTTCTGTAGATTCCCAATAAGCAAATTCACCATATTGATAAGGTCCTTTATAATCAACACTTGAACTATATCCATCGACAAAACCTACTACCTTTGCTGTATTATATATCTTCCAATAAGGACTATATCCTACATCTCCAGCCGTATATGAAGGAACACCTATAAAATCATTATCTGTATTCGGTACATCAGGATAAGATTTTTCTTCAGTAGAAAGCTCTCTTCCGGGAATATGAAACCCATCGGTTTCTTTTCCATTATTTAGAAGAAATTGTATTTCAAAAGCATAGACTTCATCTCTTAGATATGATTTGAAGTTTGTAGCATTAATCTCATTAGCATAATTTTCTGTAGCTGGTATTCTCCAAGTCTCCCATTGGAGTTTTATTTTATTAGCTATCTGTTGATAATTAATCCTGTCTATAGAAGTTAGATTGTCCCATATAAGAATGTCCTGAGCAGTAGTAAGATCTTGTGCTATTTCGTAATATGGAAACTTCTCAAAAATATCAGATATTGATAGTCTAATATTTGTAACATTCTGCCCTGTATATGTAATCTGTTTGCTGTCATTCTCTATGGGATATGTCCCTATAAGTTCTACAGATGATACATTATTAACTGTTTTTATAACAGCAAGATTGAAATGAGTATATAATCCTGTTGTATCAAGATTTGTAATATCTACGACTATTGATTTACCTACAGGATAGTTGAAGTTTACAGTAGTGATATTTGTATCAGCAATAGGTACAGGGTTAGTGACAGAATAATAGGAAGTGTAAGGATTACCTAAAGCATCTCCATATTGTACAGTAAACTGATATGCCCCTGCTGTCAAATCTCCTGTACTTAGAACATCAGTAACAGACAATATAGGTATATCAAAATTAGGTTGTATATTAAGTTGGTTACAATCTATTTCACTGCTGTATATAGGATCGCATACAGGTGTGCCACTTCTTATAATTCGTGGTATATCTTCAATATCAAGATAACGTCTTGGGTTATACCCATCAGTCCAATATATTTCCGTAGAACAATTTGTTATACGATGTACCACTTTATGAATAGGATGGTTGACATTGAAATTTAAACATGGAGCATCTACAAGAATATGATATTCACAATCATTATTGTCCATATAACCAATCTGGCTATCTTCTGTTTTAGGATTGGTTATGAAGAATATATGCTTATTCTTCTCATTAATGTAATGATGACCAATAAGAACAAAGTTTTCAGGAAAATCAACGCAAAACTCATTACCAAGCTCATTTTGATAATTAACACTGTTGTCATCAAAATTTTCAATAGCAGCGTTAAGAGCATAAGATAACTTTCCTTTAGTAATACCGTCACCAGTATTATCCATATCTAATCCCACCTTTGCAAGATTATATTCTACTTTCGTATTACTTTTATTTTCCTTTTCAGCCATTGTTATCTATTACGCCTCCATGTTCTTTTTCTTCTATCATTTCCCGGAAGTTCATACATATCCAATCTTCTTAATCCTTTCTTTATAGCTCTTTGCTTTTCCCATATTGTTTGGCTTCTTATCTCAGTGAGAGCCATTACATAAGCCTCATCAGCAAGCTGTTTATAGTATTGAAGCTTTCTTTCTATTTGATTAATACTTTCATCAGTAACAACATTCATTAGCTGCTCAAACATTTTATACTTGATGAAACTTTCTATAAACTCCTTGACCCTGTAATTATCAGGAACCATCTGATTTCCTGTTTCATCATAATCTGTAGCATAAAATACCATGTCTACCACTCCTTTTCTAAAGGTGGTGACAAACTTATTATCACGGATATCGAAAGAGTCATAAGTTGATGAATAGGGTATTCCAGCCTTACCCATATTGTTCTGTGAAAACGTAGTCCAGTTTTGCATATAATTAACATCACAATCCTGTCTTACAGATATATTTCCCGGTTTAAGAAGGTATTTTCTCTGATATGTGAATGTTATAGAGTTATTGGTTTTATAAACAGCCTGTACAAGATTAGGTATACATTCAGGACACCCATCTACACATTCAGGATTAAGACATGAGCTATCACCTATAGTAATAGGACTCACTAATATTGTACTTGATGAAGCTGCCTGAGAATAGAATGAACTTGGGTACTGATATGAGTTACCATCTATTTCTCCACAAAGCCACGCTTCCCTTACAGCATAAAAATTATCGGGAAGCCTACTTGTAAAGTCTTCAATATGTAAAATTGTTTCAGTGATGGAATATGAGGATTTACCGAGTTTCTCAAGACACTTATTCAAATAAGTAGGAAACATCAGGTCATCAATCACTCCTGCATCCATATAACTTTTAAGCTCTTCCCTAATCGTAGAATATATACCTTCGGGTGAAATAAAGTTGTATTTATAATAATAACTCATTTTTTCTAATTTATAAGTCCTTCCATTCCATATATAGATGTTGATATTTATTATCAATCTTTAAATAATGAGCAAGAAGACGTGCTGTAGCTCTGGATGCCCTGAAGTACCACAGATTAACAAATTTTAATGTAGATGTTTTCTTAAACCACATCCAGCCAAAATAATATCCCTCTGTATGATGATTGAAATTATAAATACGTTTCCCTTTTTCTCTCGTTTTCTTCCAATCTATAGGAAGCACTATCTTTAGCTCACCATTTATTTCTTTGAATTTAGCACTCTTCTTTTTATGTACTGAAAACTCTCCAAAACCAAATGGTAGTTTTACTTTCTCTCCTGTCTCAAGAATATAATCCCTAACAGATTCATTAAAGGAATATATTATATTTTTCCATTCATCGTAGGTTAACTTTATAGTTGGATTCTTCGTACAGAAATCTTTATATGTACTCTTAGCTGCACTTCTCCAATCTACCTTAGTCCTCATGCTTATTTAGTTTTATTCACATTTACAGCTTGTTCATCCAAACCTTCACTTGAATTATCATTTTTAAGTGAAAAATAGGTTTCTAATAAGCTTTTTGATGTAAGCTCTATCACTTGTTTTTCAAGATAACCCGGAAGTTCAAACTTCTTATCAAGAGGATTCTTACATAACTCTTCCAAAGGTGGATCTGACTCTCCACACTCGGATTCAGGATATAGTATTTCGTTTGGTACATCCCCTTCAAACATTGCAGATATTCTTACTTTTTGAACCAGTGGGTTACTTACATATAAGTAATTATTTATTATCCAATAATATTCTTCTTTCTTTGTAAAAGGAAGCTTTAATAAATTTATATATCTGTTAATTGTAATTTCCTTCAGTTTCTTACCCTTCCCTCCCATAGCATTAATAGAATATACGCCTTGTATGAGATACTGGTAATTTCCCTCAGCTATGTCAGGTAGCTTATGTTTACTCCTTGCTACTTCACAATTATCAACATAACCACCACATTCTGAAATAGGTACATTTTTCATCTCCAAACATGGGATGGTTGTAAATATAGTGTCTGTATTCCAGAGTTTTCTAAGATTAGTTTCTCTTTTTATAAGCAAATGCGTGTTAGCTTTTATTTCAGCAGCAATCACTCTGTCATTAATAACAGCATCTGCTGATAGGAGTCTGTGTTTTGATCTTACGCTGGAAACTAAATATCTAAGTGTCGCCATTATATTGTATTAAACATTATTGTAAAGATATAAATATATTCAATAGCTCTGATAATTGATATAATTAAAATATTAACTTGTTTGATTATAGTAAAACTCCCGGAAGATACAAGACCTTCCGAGAGCACTACCAGTCTTGTCAAACCAACAAACCCAAGACTTATTTATTACTGTATCTAAGTTTATGTTGGACATGCTTCAGTTACACCATTCGGATAGACAATAATGGAAGGAGTTGTTACAGGTACAGTTACACCTACCCCTGTCCCTATTGCTGTAACGTTTGTTATACTTGTCCCAACACTTCCGGCAGTTAATTCATCTCCATCTACAGAAGCTGATAAACCAAGTCTTAACTGATTATCTGTTACTGTAAGATTATAATTTGTACTTCCTGTTTTATTAAATGTACCAAGTGCTGTAAACAAACTATCCCGATCAACATTTCCAGCACCTATAATATTACCAGTAGTTATTCCTTCTGACAGAGCATAACTGGATATTTGCTGTGCAGCATCTGTTGATTGATTACCAAGCTCATAATTAATTGTAAGAGCTATTGATTCTCCAGCTACAAGAGCAGGATCAAGAATAAGATTCCAATGACCTGTTTTTGTAGGACTGTCTATTGATTCATCAAAATAACAATCTGTATGTTCCCAACTTAGAGTTATCATCCTCGTAGTTGTGGTAGTTGTGGTAGGAGGAATAGTAGTTGTTGTTGTGGTTGGTTCTGCTGTGGTTGTTGTAGATGTTGTACACATCACCACTGGAAAAATAACATCTTCACAAACACCACCCTCACTTCTTATAAGGATATTCTGAGTGTCATCATGCACTGTATATGTAGCTCCTGCTAACAATACAGATTTTGCTACACCTGAAGCAAATGCAGAACCATAATTATCATCCTCATCATCAATAAGGGTGAAAGTTGGTCCTGTGTTTGTACCTGCATAAGTTAGTTTTATATATACTTCCATCTCTTATAATTATTAATTAGGAATATGCATAATGTAATAACAAGCAAGATAAGGTGGTCTGTTTTCATGTGAACCACCTAATCCAGCATGAGTTACAGTTGTAGATGCTGTTATTCCTGTAGTTTGTAAATTATTACTACCATCTGTGTTTTTTGTATAAAAATGTCTTAAATGAGGATCTTCTGTTTTTTGAAACCCTTTATTACCGGGAACAATACTGGAGTGTATAACATAACCACCATTGTTTATATAATCCTCAGAACCAAATAGATGTCTATGTCCGGGGTCACTTAATGTAACTGTAACATTATGTGTATGTGCAGGCATTTGTGCTGTTGATAATGTCACTGCATTAACTCCACCTGTATCACCAGCATTATATGTTACAGTTCCACCATAAGAACCACCTCCCATTTTCGTAACACCAACAGGGAATACACCTCTCTTATCAGGAGTACCATTTTTTCCATTACATAAATATACTTGCTCCCAATCTCCTACTCCTGTACCATCTATAGTAAAATTTGACATATCTCCGTAATACTCGACAGCTACATAAGGAACCATCTTTGTATATGGTTTTGTAGAAGTTATGTTAGTCGATATATAATTTGCTATATATGTGTCAATATCAGCAATTTTAACATAAGCTGTAAGAGCAGTTTGTAAAGCATCAACAGCAGAAGAAACTGTACACAATTCTGTAATCACTGCCTGTAATACATCATGTGTTCCAGAAGAAGCTGTCACTCCTGAAAGACAACTTCCTATTGTATAATTAGCTTCTATAGTTGATACATCTGAAGAAAGTATGCCAATCTGTTCCTGAAGATTACATGCTGATGATATAAGAGCAGATATCACATGGATAAGTGTGATATCCCCACTTGTAGGTAGATAATCATTTACGATATCACATATAGGGTCAGGAAGAGTTGGTACAATACCACTACCATTTAGTACTGTTGCTAAATAGTCTGTAAGTTTTTCCTCTATCTCTGACAAAGGCATACCATTCTCTATTCCCAAGAATAATATATCATTCCCTGTATACTTTACACACTTATCTGATACAATTTGTGTGCAACCATCAAAACAACCTGTGCAATCGCTCATTACTTATATTTTAAAAGTTTTACCCTACTTGCCACCATATTTATTGTATAATCACTTGCATAAGTACTGTTCACATATTTATATTGCAGAATTCGCCTGTAATGTAAAAGATCAATAATAGCTCCAGCCGGAATTGATTTATTAAGCATAAGAGTGATATTGCGATACATATTCCCAGCAAGTTTTGCCAGTTTGCAATCTATCTCATCAATCAGAGACAATATGTCTGCACACTCTGTACAATCTGTTAATCTTGGTGTAAGCATTTCTCTTTATTATTTTGGTGCAGATGCAAGTGCTTGCGCAGCTTTTGCTCTACATGCTGGGCACATTCCGTCTTTTATCTGGCAAGCTGGAAATGTTCCTCCACATACTTTGCATACAATTGGTTTACATGCCATAGCTATTGAAAATTAATAATGTAATTATTTGTGGAATATCCACAATCACTGTTAATAATATAATCAAGCATTCTGTTAGCTTGTTCATATAACTTTTGTGACTGAACAGTAGCACAATCATTGGCAGCAGCTATTGCTCCCTGAATAAAAAAATATACAGTGTTGAGATCTACCTTTGATTGTGTTTTAATAGCCTTATCGCATTCCATCATATCAAGCTTCATAAATGCTTTATCAAACTTTTCCTGAAGTTTATCTACCCTCATTATAGTTTTCTCTACAAAATTATCATAAGCAGGATTTACAGTATATTTTAAATGATATATACCATCTGGAATAGGTAATTCTTCTCCTTCTATAGTAATACCAAAATCAGTAGAGTTGAATATATTGGTTTCCTGTACTGAAAAAGCACCACTGTATGTACCAAATGTAGGTACTTCTATTTCTATCCAAGGTGTATCAACAACAGGTGGATCTGTAGGATATGTTGAAATATCAACTACAGCCATATTATAAGTAGTATATGTAGGAATTACTACAATATCGAGCTTTAAGTCTGCCATTTTTTAAAAAAAAGTGTCAGAGGATTTGGAGAATCCTCTTCCTCTGACACAGGTTCATTTACTTGGTCAATATTATATACTACGTTTCAGAGGTAGTTGTAGTTGTAGTTGCAGGTGCATCAGTTGTAGTACTCGTAGTAGTAATACAAGTGTTATCAGCAGTTACAGTACCAAGAGAAGCTTCCAGAACAGTCTCCAATTCCTCACCAAAAGAACTACCTGAAGGAACAGCAATAATTACCATACTATCTCTTGGGACATAATCACCCCAATTGTAGAGACTTCTGTCAAATTCATTGAATTTGATATAATAGGTATCATATACTTGTCCGTCAGTTACATAACTTTCAAAGTTCTGGTTATATCCAGCCCACCTGTAAAGGTGTTTCAGATAACCAGCCTGATAGCTGTAATAGTCTTTTTCAAGCTGTTTGATTTCTTCAGAAGTTCCTGTAGCATAATTTGAAGTTTGAACAACTGTAGATGTAGCAACGATATTGCAAGCATCACTTACGATGAAATCTGCTGAAGTATCGGGACCTTCATATACAAATGTACGGAACCACATTCTATCATATTCATGAGGGAAAGCAGCAACGTCACAAGGTTGACCATAAGCTGTAAGAGGTTTACCTTCAATTTGTAATACAGCACTATCACCACTTCCCACTTTAGAGAAAGTGAAATAAGTGTTTAAATCCCAATTATCAGGATTGATACCTTCTGCAAGATTTCCAATAGGGTTTGCCCAATCAATCACACCACTTGTAACATTGTATCCTGTCAATTTTTCCATGATAAGGTCAATCAATGCATCAACATCAACTGTATCACAAGGATCTGCACCACAATCACAACACGGAGCATTAACAGTTACACTACGGGTAAGACCGTTAAAATATAAAGTATCCAGATAACTTGAATGAGCACGAAGAGTTAATGTGAGAATTTCCCCACACTTAACGTTCCATCCACTAATCTGACTAATTTGATTAACAGGAGTTCCACAACCAGTAACCTTATACCATTCGGTAACATTAGAATTACATGGAGTTGCATCTGCACAACCTTTAATCTTATCAGAACGTTTACTACCCTGTAGATAATTATTTGCTCTACCTTGGGCAATATAAAAATAAGGAGCTGCTGCAATGTTTCCAGCATTTGCAACAGCATAGGTGTTCAAAAAAACACCAACTTGACCTGCTGTAAGGTCTTGTGTACTTCCTGTGCTTGGCAAAGCAGTTTGCGAAACAGGAGCCACGAAGAGCGTAGTCAACGAAAAATCTGCCATTTTGTTTAATTTTAATTAATTACTCATTTACTTGTGTTCTATAACGTGCGGTATTACTCGCAGATATATTCTCAGTATAATCAGCAAGAGCAGCAACAGTAAGATTAAGAAGCTCATCTTCAAGAAATGAAGCAAGTTCACAATTCCTGTCAACTGAATTCTCGCCTTCAAAATTAACATACCCTGCCTTATCAATATAAGCAGGGTATCTTAAATACATAATATATAGTTTTTTTGGAGAAAATGTACCGTCTGTAAATATACTAATTTTATTTGAAGAAATCTCATTAAATGTCTCCTGATATTCAAAAGATGGTTTATAATGTTCATTATTCAATAAAATCGGAACATCTCCATGTTTGGTCAGTTCTGGATTTACCCAAATTATCCTGTCTTTACATTTTCCCTTATCTGCTATAATATAGCTGGATATGTAGAATAGATATGTTGGGTTTAATTTGGTTATATCCCCTGACCATTTATTTAAGTTTTTATCTGTCTCAGATAAACTTAGTGGATGATCTTTATAATCTTCAACGAGATTCTGTAAATCTTCATATCGTTTTCTAAAACCATCAAATCCAATACCTACAGGTATTGACATTCCACTAACTTTATTCTTTATCAGCAATATCTGAGCTTCATTCAAAGCTAATATCTTATCCTCAAGCGGAATCTGTTGATGCTCGTTAGTGGATAGTTTATTTAGTTTTTGATCTATCTTATATAACAAGCTATCTACAGGTATCATAATGCTGCAAGTTTTTTTGTTTTTATCTTTGCTTCAAGCGTAAGAAGATCATCCTGATTATCATCATCAATGAGATGCTTAACCAAATCATCTTCATCTTTTGCTACTTCATATTCACCTTCATAAATTTTACCGTTTGGTCTAACTCTGTAGACAGAATAAGAAATAGCTTGTTTAATTAAATCCCTTATATGGAGCAAATCTTCTTTCATGTCTGCGAACCTTTCAAATACTTCTACAGTGGAAAGTCCCTGATATTTACCAGCCTTAAAGTCAACTTCCTTCAAAACATTATCCACCATATTATATACAACCTCGTCTTTGGTATTATCTGTTACAGGAAGCCCAAGCAATCTTGCCACTTTCTTTTTCTTTTCAATGGTCATACTGTCAAATTTCACAATAGCTCTGTTGATTGATTGTTTTTTCTTGAAAATAATTTGATTTTCAATATCATCATCAGCAACATAAAATTGTGTTTCAGCAGGATATTCACCTCTTTCCCAAGCCTGATAACTTGAAGCTATGGTAGGATGAACCCTTAACCATGAAAAAGTAAGCTCTTGCATAGGATCTGAAAAATCAAATAGATTATCACCATCCGAAAGTTTATAAGGCTGTACATGAGTTTGGTCATCTGTAGCCTTTGCTAAAGCATAGTTCCAAAATGGAGAACGAGGTCCCAAATCAATACCACCTAAAGCATCCTGCAACTTGTCTCTGAGTTTTGTAACTCTTTCAATTTCAAGTTTCTTTTCAAGCGGGTCTTGTATCCTTTTGATATATGAAGCATCTGGATCTAAACCTGTTCTATACTTTCTATCCAGTTCCTTGTACGGATATTTAAAAACACCTGTTCCGGGAATTCTTGTCATCCCTTTTTGCGCCAGCCCACCTTGCATGGTCTGAATACCTGAATTGTTGTAATCTTTTTTGATCACAGAGATCTTACCTAATTTGCCCATAATGTAGTTATTTTTGTTGGTTTAGGAAGGGGATATACCCCTTCCTGTTGTTATAAATATAATTAGTATTGTGGAATTTCTTCAATCAATACTGTACGTGAAAGGTCTTCAATGAATACATCACATCTGTCTTTCATCCAGAGCTGATATCCGGGGAATTTATTAGCTGAACTCATTCCCTGAGATTTTGCAAACCCTAAGTGGTGAGAAGTACCATCAATATACCCCCAAGTCATTGAAGGTCTGCTTTCCATTCTCACTTCACGGATATTATCAACCATAGAACCATCACTCTCAGGAGAAACATTGAATACAAAGAATACTGGAGTAGACTTTTTATTCTGACCAAAATCAACATTAGTCTGAGGAAGGTCAAGTTCTTTCAGGTGAACAAGTTCCACCCTACCTGTTTCACGGGTAATCATTGAATCAAATGCCCAGTTGTAAGTAAGGTTTTGTCCACTTCCCTGAATGTAACGATCCCCTGAATCAGCTACCAGTGTCAATCCGCTATTCAAAGCATCCTGTTTAATAGCTGTCTGGAATACATCAAATCCTGCTTCATTGGTGTACATCTTCACCTTACGGTTTTTAACATCAACCCTACGATAGAATAAATCACCAAATACTGAACGAATTAAGTTTCCAGAAAATTCTCCCCTGTTATACTGAACAAGGTTTCCATTATTACGCATCCTGTGATAAACACCAGCAGAAGTACGTTTAAGTTCCTGTTTACTACCATTACTTCTTACAGTTCCGGGTTTTGCCCAAATCATACGATTTACTTTCATTTCCAGCATAGACTTACGCATCCAGAACTCAATAAAGGGTTCCCACCTAATATCATTACGAGTAATAGGCATCTGGTTCCTACGTTGTGGAGCATATACCAGAATATCAAGAGGTTGTCCAGCTTTATCACGCAACATTTTTGCATCAGCCCAATCAGTGATTTGGTGTTCAAAACCATATCCTGAACTCAAGCTTTCAAACATATTGATTTTTTCTCCCAAACGAGGAAGACCTAACAAATCCTGATCAAATTCACCAATAGATGCATCAATCAGTTCAAGTTCCATCCCAACTCTAAGAAAGTTGGAATTTACAAAGTCAACAATAGGATTATCGCTAACTAATGTAAATGTATACAAATATCCCCTGTTCCAAGGTTGAGGATCTTTGATGACATAGAAACGAGGCCCATACTGACGAGAGCCAACAGAAATGATAGAATTTTTTGAGAATTCATTAGTATCCAGAACAAGCGTAAATTCCTGACCATCAATACCCGGCTTAGTAAGCTCTGATGTGGATGTTGGAATCTCAATAATTTTTGGGAACTTGTAAGGTACATGAATGTCCCATTGCCAAGAGTCACTGTTATTTTTAATGTAATAAGGAGTGCTCTTATTGATCATGTCAAGGAAGTCGTTACTATACAAAGAACTCTGCGTATACAAGCTAATTACTTTCTTGTCATAATCAGCAGGCTCAGTTGTATGAAACGATTCCAAGTGGTTAGAGTCTGTGAGTTTACCTACAGCTCTTTTGTCCATTGAGGAAACCCTTGCATAGGTGAATCCTGTTAAACCCGGAATTGTTTGAATTGCCATTTTACTTAAATTTTAAATTATAAAAACCATTTATTTATCTTATTCGTCTCCTGACGATTATCACTTTTTTTAGTTTTGGTCACTTGCCTTGCTACTTCCCCAAAGAGCTCATTGGTCTTTTTAGTTACCCCACTCTTTTGAATGGTAGACAAAGTTGGATCTTTTTCTAAAATTTTAAGTAAAAGTCCGAATTTCACTTTCAAAGCATGATTTTCAGGTCTCTTTAGTTCCAAGATAGTACGATCAAAATCGGTGAGTGTTTCACCAGAAGCTGTTTTGTACTTATCTACCAATAGGAAGTCATGTAGTTCATTTGCCAGTCTTGGATTGATAGGAATACCATCAAACTCTTTTTCTTTCAGTTTTTCCTGAAGAATAGACTGAACGTTCTGTATGTACTGGTTTTTAATTGCTGTTTTTCTCTGTTGCTCCTGTAGCGCATTTTCCTCCATTTCTTTCAACTTAGCTGCCTGCTTCTTTACAATCACCTTATTATATTTAGTAGCAACAACTTCTAAGTCTCCATAATTTTTCAACCTCTCTACTTCTGTATCAATATCTTCAGGTTCAAAACCCTGATCGCTAAGTGCTGTCCTTACAACTTTTTCCTGATTACTTTCAACAGACAAATCTAAATTACTAAAATCTGTGATATCATTATAAGCACTAAAATACTGTTTAGGATCCACACCCTTTACAAAAATAGCATCGAAAGCCTGTTGATAATCCTCTCCAAATTGACCGATGAAGTTATTCACAATACTCATCGCCCCTTTTTTCTTCTCATTATTAAACCTCTCAAGAAATTCTTCAGGAGTACTAATTTCAACATCATCGTCATCCTCATCAGCAGTGAAAACACCAAGTTTGAATAAGTCCTTCGATAAAGCTTTAAACTTAGATGAATCATCATCATCACCTCCTTCTTCATCTTCTTTTTCAGGTAAGGGAGATTTTTCAGGAATAGGTTCTTCTTCATCATCTTCTTCCTCACTTCCAAGAAAACTCGAAATTAATTCCTGACCACTTGGTTCATCTTCTTCACTTGGAGGTGGAATTTCCTTACCTCTAGGTTTTTCCACTTTCTTCTCTTTCTCAGGCTCAACTTCTTCAACAATTTTCTCAAGTTTATCTGGATCACCTGTTGATGTTTCAGGACTTAAAAGATCTCTGAGAAGTTCAGCACTTCCAGCTCCCATTTCCATAGTATCTTCGATACCAAAAGATGAGGGAGATGGATTTAATTCTTTACCAGTTTCCATACGTAGTTGTTTTTAATTGTTGATTTGTTAAGTAAAAGTATAATATTTTTAATTATAAAAGTTAGAAATTCAACAGTTTGCTACAAATTTTTTAGATATTATAGCTTTACGTCTTCTTTTTCGCCCTATTCTTAGCATTTATTTTAGCAATTTGTAAATCATTTGCCTGATTAGCCTTATCAACTTTAAGTCTTTCCTTCTCGATTTCCAACTTTTTATTCATCTGTTCGTTCTTGAAATTAATCTCAGCCATTTTCATCTGATATTCCCTATTAGCTTTACTTTCTTCACTCGCAAGCTTACTTATCTCAAAAGCATCAGGTACATTGTTCTTATTAACATCTTCACTTTCCACCTGACCAAACCCTGTTGCTCTTATAATTGCTATCTCTTTGTCATTAATCCTATCAAGCTCTTTATTGTAATTTTCATTAGCTCTTTCTATTTCTTTTTCCTGACGAGCTTCTTCTATTTGTATCTGAACAGCTTCTCTTGCCTGATCAATTTTTTCCTGTTCAAGCCTCTGTGCTTCTTCCTGCATCCGTAACTGTCTATCCCTTAGTTCTTTAAACGTTTTCTTCATCTCTCTCATAGACTTAGTAGAATAAAGCTCAACCACATCATATAATGTACCACCATTCTGTAATGTAGCCTGAGCAAGTTGCCTAAGTTCATTAAACATTTGTGTATCTTCAGGACGGTTGGTTGGGAACACTTTTAAATCCCTGAATTTGATATCAGAAGAATTAACCTGCATAAAGGCAGATTCTCCTTCTGAAGTAATATAAGAAATTGTTGACAAAGGTTTTTGACTTTCTACAAAAACAGAAGCATCTATAATAGCCTGATATAATTGTCTCATTACATATTCGTGAGCAACAAACAGTGGTTCTGTTTGTGTGTAACTTTGTTGAAGAGCTGCATTTGTGCCTGTTGCTGTTTCTGTAGACGATACGTTACCAAGCCTTTGTTTGGACATTCCTATAAGTTCCCAACATTCATTCTTCATTGCTACAGCAAGATTATACCTGCTCTGTATTTCGTTTGTTCTTGTAAGGTCTATATTTTTTGCTACTGATGTATTCGATACAGGAGCTTTTGTATTTTCAGGACTATCGTCATCAAACGTAATACCTCTTTCCCTTGCTTCCATTTCCCACATATCCAAAGCATCCTGCTCATCCCCATCCTTCACTCTTGGTATACGTCTGATATTTACGTTGGCAACATTACCTATTTCTTTCTTCAACAATGTGAAGAGTTGATTCATACATACATTATATATAACCTGAAATGGTTTCATCATATCGACAACACTTCTGGCTTCTGTATTTTTCTGTTCATATACTGTGCCGATGATAGGACAATAATCAAGAAGTTTGAATGGTGCTACGTGATATATATCAGGTCCTATATTAATACCTCTGTACCACTGATTTATCCATCCCCATTCCAATGATATCTCTGTAGGTATGGTTCCACTCTTGTAATTTTCATCAACAATCATTGTCTGTTCATTCTCCATCTCATCAAGATAGGTGAGTCTTCCTATTCTTTTCTTACTTATCCAATATGCTCTGACAACAACATATTTATATCCGAAAGCTGATACATTTGATGTGAGTCCAAGAAAATCTGTTAATCCGTCATTATTCTCTTTCATCTCACTTTCAATAATCATTCTTTCCTGCATTATAAGAGGATCGTATGTATCATACTTAATAGAATCAATACCCGGAGCTACGTTTGGATTTCCTAAATTAGACTCTCTGACATTCATTAATCCATAGTCTTCGAGAGAACTTCTTAAATGATCTATTTCATCCTTGGTTAATTCAGGGAAGTTTTCAATTATCTCTGAAAATTCCATCACTTCAACAGTGCCTGCTGCATATGCACCTCTGGCTCTACCTGAAGGATCTGATATATATTTCTTGTCAGGGGTTGTTAAATACCATACGTTTTTAGGGTTGAGTTCCCTAATATCATATCCTAATTTTGAATTGTCTTCATCAATAAGATAATACTCTCTGGATGAAATAGCTAAGTCTCTAAATGTTTCTTCTGATTTCTCTTTTAGATTGAAATCTGCTTTAATAGCTGTCAATACCCTGTTCCCCCACTTTTCAGCTACAGATGTATATGAATCCAACTGATCCTTCATTTCTTCAAAGGTCATTTCCTGTAATTCATCATCTGATATTTCCACACCTTCAGCAGCAGCCCTTTCCCTTATTCTCTTTTTCGCTCCTAAAAGAACAAACTGATGAAGAAGGTCTGTCCTAAACTGAAGTTCCTCATTCTGACTATCCGCATCAAAAGCCTTTACTCTGAAAGTGTCAGGTCTCTTGCCCATTTCACCAACAAGTTCATTAATAGGGGTGGTAATAATGGAATAGTGTTTTACATATTTGGGAAGTTCCAAATCAGCTTCTAATATCTCAGTGAAACTTTTTACATCAGGTTCTTCGTAAAAATCCTCACTTCTGAGAATACCTTTCATTAAATCATAGTTCTTAACAAATGTATCCCTGTTCTTGATATACTCAGCATAAGCCTTTGTACGAAAATAATCCATAGTGGATTTTATCCAGCTATCGTTCTGTTTTTGCTTCTCAGTTTTAAACTGATCAGGAAAAATATTAAGATACTCATATTTAATATTTGCATCTTTATTATACCTTATTATTGCCATTATCTAATTTTTTAAATTTTACAAGAGTAGGATAAGACGAGGATAAAGGTAGTGATTTTACAATAACTACAGTTTTTCTTAGATGAGGATTTCCATTCTCGTCAGAAACCATTGTTGTTATTTCCACCATATCTCCTATATTACACATTTGGGAATAGTTTTTGTTTCCTTCTGCTAAATGAACTTGCAGGTTGATTAAATAACGAAATTTTGGTTTTTCTTGTATAAAGAGCTTCAATACGGGCATCTGTTTCCTGAATCCTACCCATAATAGGGTCCATCTTAGATGCTTGAGCTATAGCAAGTTCGGCTGCCACAACACGGTCATAGTTCCCCTTTTCATCATAAGCGATAGTTTCTTCCAATAAGAGAGGATCTAATATTTTATATACTCCCAACACCTCTCTTATTACATTCCCTTCTTCATCTGTCTCTTTATATACAACATCTTCCATATATTTCTTATATGTTGTATGTAAGAAATCCCTCACCTTCTGAGCAGCTCTTGGAAGTCCATAATCTCTCTTTATTGTTGTATTGGGTGTAATTTCCTTTAACCATTCAGGTTGTTTTTCAAGATAATGAGCATCACCTTTACTCTTCATATATTCAATGAATGAAATATCATCATTCTCACAAAGGGTACGTGCATTATAATATTTTATAAGAAGCCTTGCCTGTTCATTCCACGTATCCTTCTTATCAGGTCTTGCTACGTATGAAGCAACAAACATATCCTGAAATCCTTCTCCTACGATACTATGCATCCTTTTGTATATATAAACAGCACCTAATGAACTACTGTATTTAGCCTGTCCCTGTCTGTAAGGGTCGCAATTATGAGTTGTTATATTTTTGCACATAAAAGTGTTAGTTTCACATTCAAAATTATATACCCATCCGCTGTATATAGATGTTTCTATTTCTTTTACTTTAAAATAAATATACTTTTTACAACTACTTATAAAAGCTCCCTTTTTAGGGGAATTCACAGTAATTGGTAAATTATACATGTTAATTTTAAGAAGTTTGTGGCTATCGTCATTCTTAAAATTTTTTCTGAATCTTATAGTTTCGTTATGACCTACTCTAAGATGATATGTTTTTTTTGTAACTGATGTTCTGTTTGATATCTTTCTTCTTCCTTTCTCTCTTAATAATGTATTACTTGAAATATAACCTAATGAAAATAATATATCCTGTACATCTTCTATTAATTCTAAATTAATACTAACAAATTCAATAGAATAATAATTCCTTTTCTTGTCATGATATATACAACCATCTGAATCCAAATACCCAAGAATCAGTTGATATTTTAAATGCTCAGGTATTCTTTTTGCCCAATCAGGTATGTGTTTCCCATAGGACATTTTCCCAAAATGAAGAGTGATAAACCTATTCAGTTGCTGACAAGAGAACGACAATTCACAACTGTTCCCTCTAATCCTCTTACTAACACTCCTGTTAAATAATCTTTGAACAATCTCAGTAAATTTTACTATATGTAAGTGCTCTCTGTTATTAAAAGCAACCGTTATTTTATAATTTCTGCTTTCACACCACCCATCTCCGAGGAATAAACCAATAAACCACCAAAAATCAACATTATATAATGGAGAATTAAAGGTTCTATCTATTCTATAATTTGTACTATCCCATAATATATTAATATCAAAATTATTTTCATTAATATAAATATTAGGAACTTTAATCCATTGACCTACTTGAACATCTTTAACTTCTTTAAATTCAAATTTAAACCTGTCTTCAATAACAGGTTCGGCATTATTACCATAAGCATCACTAACATAAATAGGGTGTTCTTTAGTAAATGAAGTTCTCCTGTAACTATTTGACAGTTTTACAGTGAATATATCCTCATCTTTCTTCAGATATCTTTGCAAATTTATAATATCTACATTATTTCCATCTTTACTTATCAGCTTATCATCAAGTGTAACATTTTCTACATTTTTCAACCCTCTATCTGTAACAACTTTCTCTCCTGGCAATAAGCATCCCGCTGTGTATAACCCATAAGGAGGGTTTTCTACAGGAAATTCATAAATAACAACAGGAGCATCCTTACTGTCTCCTGTTTGTAAAGGGAAATGGGAAATAGGTTTCATATCGGTGAATTCATGTGTCACCTTTCCATTCTCATCAGGAATCAATATTACAGGAGTTCCTGTATATTCCTGTTGTGCCAGCCTGTTCTTCTGTCTTTTGATAAGTTCTCTGTCGAATATGTTTTCTGAGGATGTAAGGAAACATTCCTCTACATTCAGGGGATAATACATAACCTGCTTGAGATATAGAGTGCGATTGGGATTCTTCTTCGCTGCTTCTCTTTCTTTCTGTATTATCTCTTCAGCTTTCTGTTTATCTGAAACATGTATTTCTATCTTCCTAAGCTCTCTGCCACCATCTTTAATTTTTACACCTTTTTCGTTTTTCAACCAATCATAAAGGTTTGTTACATATTTACAATCCTGCCTGTAAAGCCCTGAAAGAAACAGTCCTGTTTTCCTTCCTGTAACTTCATCAAAAATTTCTTCAAAATTATTCGATTCAGGATTATAAAAGAAATCTTCAGCATCTTTTCCATTATCGAAGCTACCGCCTGTATTATGTGTAACTATACCATTTGCAAGATATGTATGTGTATCAGATGTAGTTAAATTATATACAGGTTTTATTCCTGTTGGTCTAATTTCTTTTATTTTTTCAAATCTTAAACCTTCATAATTAGAATCTGTTTTTGAACTTCTTTTATCAAATATCTCTTTCAGTTTTAATAACTTCTTTTGTTTTCTGTTTATCTTTAAATGTATTTTTTCAATAAATCTTAAAACCGACTGTCTGTCTGATATTCCTAATTCATAATAACCTTTCTTACCTTTTATCTTTCTGTCCCGTTTATCAGGTTTTCTAAAACATTTATTAGAATGTATTCCTAAACGTATTAATAAAATCTTTACAGAATCTATTAATTTTTCAGACGAGCTTGATAGAAATATATAATTATTTTTCCCACCATCACTCACTACACAACCATCTGTATCAAACAATCCTGCTAATAGATCACACACATCAGGTTCTCTATATAGATGTATATCTTTAGGTAGATCTTTACTTCCTTTTGATTGTCCGTATATTCCTATATCTTTTAATTGTTGCATACCTCCTTTAAAGCAAGCTTCTCTGTATAATCTCCCTTTCTTGGTATTATAGGATTTAAAAATAGTGTAATCTTTTCCTATCTCGTCTATATAATCCCATATCTCCTGATCTTCGTTATAGAATCTAATACCCCTATCTCCAGAATAATTCCCATCTCCTATAATAGCTCCTATGAAATAAGGATTTTCCATAACCTTTTCTCCAGATAGAGGAATTACATCAGGAAGAGATAATAAATTTCCTTTTGAAAGATTTGCTGCTTCTATGAATTCGAGCTTCCTTCTCCTTTTTCCATTAACAGTTTCTATTTTATTTCTATGTTTTATTAAAATGGGATGGTCATAAGAACACTCTATTCTTGATCCTTTATTTGTAATTATCTCATAACATTCTTTTTCTTGAGGAGGGTTAATATGCAGGATATCCTCTGGAGAAACTTCTTGTCTTTCTTTATCAAACCCAAGAATACCATCTTCTTGCTGTAAATCTTTTACATCGACTAAATTCCCTTCTCTTGTAAACACTTTATTTCCTTCTGTCAGACAACCCACGAGAATAGGCACTGTTCTCCATCCGTTCCTACCCTTAATAGCTGGTTCCCCTGCCTTAAATGCAGCAGCAAATGGATATTTCCCCACCTCATCCATTATAAACGTTTTTGCTGTTGTACCAGCAGCTACCTCTGTCACATTTCCATCTCTGGCATTACGGATAACAATATAGCTCCATATCTCATCCTCTCCTTCAGGAGTTTTATACCCAAGCCTAATCTGATTAAGTCTCCATGTTTTATCAAGACGTGGAATGGCAATACCTTTCCATAAATGACGAAGCCCAAAGTCCACTTTGTCTTTGAGCAACGAAAGGTCATTATCATTTCCACATATAATAACATTTTGTGTATTTGAAAAGAGAGTGGAGTTCATTCCAAAATAAGAGGCTTCCATCTCTGAGTTATGTGTAATTGTGAAACCATCAGTAAGAAATAAATGTGATTTGTTATCTACTTCTATACATGTAGTCTCAGCATCAAACATGTATTCAATATTAATTATTGAGCAAAATTTTTCATATTTTGGTTTACATCTTTGATTTACTAATTTTCTCTCCAACTTAAATACAGGGATGCTTGTAAATAGTATATATCTGTATACTAATTTGCACAAAACTTTATCACCTTTTTTATTTCTATAAGTTCCCTGTTTTGTTGATTTTTTTACAACTATACCAAGACTTCTACATAGAAATTCAAACGTATTGGCAAGAGGTTCATCTGTAGTTGAGAATTCTATACTCCCTGTTATATCACACGAACCATCAATATCCATTAAACCTTTTAGAAGTTCTATCCTCTGTTCTACAGAAGATTTTAGATATATATCAGGAATTTTTTTTGCTTTATATAAACCTAATTCCTTTAATTTTAAGTCAAAAGTATTTAAGTTATTCCATTTATTACTTTTTCTTCTATCTCCACCATTAATAATATATGTTTTATCCCCATCTCTCGTAACACTCAGGTTGTTATTCTTAGCATAAATATGGATATAGTCTTCTATTTCCTTATCTACTGTTGTAATTTTTGAATAGTGATTACTACCATCACCTAACCAAAGTCCCAAAAGATATGGCTCTATGGGGAGTTGTTTTTCTTCATATTTAACAGGTTTTGATGTAGGTATGGAATATCTGAAAGTGTATGAATTTTTCCTATCTTTCCAACTATCTCTGTACATGAGATAATCTTTAATCATTTCTCTTGTGGTTTTCTTTACAAGTTTCCTTCTGCTGTTATCTCTAACAAACCAATTATGGTCTAATCCACACATTAACTCCCTTCCGTCAATAAGTGTTATTTTATACACAGGTTTTATACCTTGTGGATATTTAGCTTTAATTGTTGTAAGTTCCCCACTATCATCATATATTCTATCCCCTACATTACAGCTACCTATTTCAATTTCACCTGTTGCTGTATACAATAGAGAAGAATTAAGTAAATCCTTACCTCCCTGACGAGCACCCACTTCTATATACCCCTTTCTGGACAATCTGCATTGTTCCAAAAACTCAGCTCTTATCCATTCATTATCTCTAAGATCAGGAAGACAAGGCTTACGTATATCATTTCCCCACTTATCAACATCATCCACCCTAATCCACCAATGATTCAAATGCCAATAAAGCCATCCTGAAAAATAGACACCATTAACTGTAACTCCCCCTGTACATTTATCCACTTCCCAATCTATGAGCTGTTTAAACTCTTCAGTACCTTCAGGGGGAAGCTTTTTCATATTCCTAAAAAATTCCGATGTCTTAATTTCCATTTTCCTATATTTTATCGCATTCTATGGGGAACACCAGAACTACCTCTGGCCTCTTTTTTAGCTTCTTCCTTCTCTCTTAATTTATCAACCACTTCCAAAAGCTGTAAGTATTCCTTCATCGTATCCCTGATACTCTTGACTTGTGATTCTATTGTAGCACTCACAGCAGATACCGTCCCTTTAGGTGTAGACCTTTCAACCATCCTGTCTGTAAGCCCATTAATAGGATTGTTGTCAATATATTCTTTCCATTCATTCAATCTTTGCTCGGCCCAATCGAGTTCCGTATTAATATATATTTCCTTTTTAGCCATTTGTTCCATCAATTAATTCATCCATCAATTCATCCGTTAATTCCATATTCCTCATGTATTCATCCCTCACTTCTACAGACATCACATCCTGAAGGGTGTTCCTGTAGCCTACAATATCCACATATTCCACCCCACTATCATAAATGGACTTTAATGTCTCAATAAACTCCATCAAATTAACCTTATCAATCTTAACCGCTTTCATTCATCATTTCATCTTCTTGTTGTTCTGTAACTACAGCCTTCCACTTAGGAACAGGAAGCGGACATTCACAAGACAAACATTTTGTTTTGGCTGACAGCGTACATCCACATTCTATACAATGTATATCCGGTCTGAATGTTTTGTGAAACTTTGAATTGTATTCACACTTGTCACAAATAACCCTCCTCTGCCTGCTAACCTTTTTAATTATTTCTTTCAAATGAGAAGAAGGAAACAAATTATTCTTCCATCCCTCATACACTTGACCGATATTAATCTTCATCCTGCAACTTCCTTTCCAGTAATTTTATATCCCCTATAAGAGTACCTAATTTAAGTTGTATATTATACCTTCTTCTATCAACCGTATTTTTGTCATTAATAATATCCTCAAACTTTTGTTTCATATTTTCATATGTTTTAAGCTTATTCAGAGCCTTATTCCTGTTAAAATAAAATCTACCAAAGCCTGACAGTTCAATGCTATTACAACTATTCATCTTTTCTCTTGCTGTTTCAAACTGATGAGAAATCACCCTGTCAATAATCTTCTCATCAATCACTGTATCAACAGCCACTCTTCTAATCAGCCACTTCTTAATAGGAATTGTAACAGGTTTACCCATTTTCTCTCTTTTCATTACTTAAAATCACCTGCAATATTACATCCTTTTCAAAATCAAGAGCAACAATAGGGTTCAGCTTCACCTTCCCTTCATCCTTTATCATCACCCCCAGTTTCTTCATCCTTGACACCATATTATTAACTGTCGCATTACTGGAATCATATCTCTCACAAAAATCCTTACGGACATTAGCAAATGACACACTCCCTCTTATTGCTGTATATGCAATCAATTGAATTTCCCTTTCTGTGAGGGATAAGTTATTCAGCACTGAAAGTATTCCATAATACTTCTGAGCAAGGGTGTATTTGTCTTCAAACCCCTTCCTCAATTTCTGATATGTAATTTTATTCTCCATAATACCGTTGGTTTGTACAAATATAAGCACAAATTTAATATCTAACCAAATTAATTAGAAATATCCTCTGTAAAATTTTATTTTTTTTTTTTCAAACCCTTTATGGGGATGAGAGGGTTGGGTACTCCATGATCACATCCCCCGGACAATTTGGG